GCGTTTCCTCATAGCCGGGCGATATAACTTCCGCAATTTTTTTTGATACATCCAGTTGCACAGAAAAAGGAAACTCGCTTTCAATGTCTTCGTAAGTAAGTTCTGATAAGTCTGCATCATCTATTACAGGCACTAGCAACTTAAACATTTCCACAATTCGCGCATTTGTTTGCGCCGCAACTTTAGCAAGTTCTTTAGTTGATTTGCCATTAATAATTACGTCATCATCCGTAAATTGTATTTCGTCATTATCAAATGTTTCTTTCTTTTCAATGATTGGATCAGTCATTTTTTTATACTGATCTTCCCAACTGACATTTTTTACCCGTTCGTTCATTGCTTCCATTTCGGATGCAAGTGGCACACGAACGCGCAATGATTGACCAGACATTGTGAATTCACGAATGCGAATGTTGTTGCTGTTTATTTTTAAGGATTCTGACAGTTTCATGTTTTATACTTTCTTGATAATGTTGTTATATATTTCGTTGTTCAAATCATTGACGTATTGAACAATTTCTTGTGGTGACATTTTGTCAGCGTGATTGGCAGCAATTGCATGGGCAAGCGATATGCCTGTTAGCTTTTGCTGTGGAAAGCCGAACCAGTTTTTAGGCGCAGCCAATGATTGCTCAAGCAGATAGCCTAGCAAATCGTTGTTGTTGTTGATTTGTGTTGTCATATATTTTCATGTAAAAAAGCCCCCGAAGGGGCGATTGTTTTAGTTGTTTGACCAGCCGTACTGGTTGCCTCTAGGATGCACAGTAAATATGCACTTGGCCTCTGCACCGGGCGCAGCATCAATCTGGAATTGCGATACCCGACCATTGAACGCATAAGCAATGGTGTTTGTGCTTTCGACCGCCGCAATTACGAATGTGCGATCCACAACGCCGCTGTATGCGTCTGCGCGAATCTGAAGCAGTGCCGCATCTGATGGATTCCATGCTGCCGTAATTGACAGGGAAGTCGGAGCAGACTGCGTTGGTATCTTGTCCGATTGACGCGAACCAGCAACCGAAAAGTTTGCCACAGCGTCATCCTGACCAAACGCCGGGATTGCTTCCACAGGAACAGCAACGCCAGCCGCGCCTGTACCATTTGCAGATGTGCCGACAATGGTTGCCACTTGTGCAGTCCATACCGACAGGTTAGCTGTTGTCAGTGGTGTTGGTGTTGCTGCCGATTGCATCCACAGTGACGCGCTAAAACCCGGTAAAACTTTGTTTGGAATAGCCATGATCTTTTCCTAATTAGACGTTGTTAGACCAACCGTATTGACCACCGCGAGGATGAATTGTAAATATGCACTTAGCTTCTGCACCGGGCGCAGCGTCAATTTGGAATTGAGAAACGCGACCGTTGAAAGCGTAGTAAACAATGTTTGAACCTTCAACCGCAGCGATTACAAACGTGCGATCTACAACGCCGCTATACGCATCGCCGCGCATCAGCAGCAGGTTAGTATCGGCAGGATTCCATGCCGCTGTGATTGATAGCGAAGTCGGAGCCGATTGTGTAGGAATCTTATCCGACTGCCTTGCGCCAGCCACAGAAAAGTTTGCAACTGCATCATCCTGACCGAATGCTGGAATTGCTTCAACCGGCAGCAGGTTGCCTGATACAGCAATCGGAGCCACGCTAGCAACCAAAGACAATTGCGAGACAGTCAATGGTGTTGGGGTTGCCGTTGGTTGGCAATATAGTGAAGCCGAAAAGCCCGGCAATACTTTATTTGGAAGTGCCATTTTTAATTCCTCAAAAAGTTAAAAGTTATGTCGGAATATCCATTGTGCAATCCAGATAAATGGAATGTAAGCCAATATCGTTTTCGTATGTGTTGTATAAAAAATCGATATCAATCTTGCTTACATAAAATCCACTCACCCCGCCAAACTGCCCACTGTATCCATGCAATGCCTGTATTATCGTGTTTGCTATGCTGAACGCATCTTGCAATGTGCCAGCATATATGTTGGTCTGGAATATTGGTCTATCTATTCCTTTGACCGATTGCGTTGTGCCTGTATAAACTGGTTGATGCACATTCCGCAAATTCCATGTTATAAACTTCTGTTGTGACGCAAAGTTTCTGTTAAATGATGCATACACAGGAACAGGCGAAACAGTCGATGTCAGTTGCGTTTGTATTGCTAGTGCATAATTACTGACATTATTTTGACCGGCCATTGTTAAACCTGTGTTGATGGATCATTGTGATAACACAAAAACGTCACTTTCATTCTGTCGTTTGATTCTATTGCGCTATCAATACGCCAATCATGATTGCGCCAAACAATAGAATATAAATTTTGATTATCGTACATATCTCGCGTAAATGGCGTGAAATTAAAAGTCAAATTAATTAATCCAGTATAAACGCGATACTTGTCAGTAATCCTTAAATCGTTTTTTACTTCTTTAATTTCTGCCTTGCTTTGAAACTTTAGCGTCTTTGTTGTTACCGTATCGCCATACGCTGAAGTTGCAAACCCCAAAGTATAAACTTGCGCTTCTTCATATCTTGCGACCATTACATCACCAGCGGTTTATATGGGCGCAGCAGTGTATCAACGCCCATCGGGATTCGCTTTAAATTTAAATCTGTTACATCACTTCTAAAGTTGTACAAGTGAGTAAACCAAAGCAATCCAGCTTGTTTAACAACCGGGTAAGTAGCAAATGGCGAAGCCGCAAGCGTATAAGTCACAATCACAGGCGAAGTCATTTGCGGATTAATGCTTGTCGGCAAATCTGAGCAAATAACTTTACGCCCTGTCGGATCGTAATAATAAGCAGATGGCGAAACCGTTGTCAGCACCGTTGGCGTTGCATCGTTGTAATACTGAACGCTATTAATTGTCACGCCGCCCTGCGAAGTCTCAGGCAAATCTAGCGACAATGGCGAACCATACAAAGCCGAAACACCGTAATAAGATTTGTATTGCACCGATATAATTGGCGCGCCAAGATAATCTTCAATTGCCATGCGAATTGCTAGTTCAAGCGAAGTTAAATATGTATCTTGGCTAGTGTCAGAATACAAATTCAACTGTTCCCGAATTTCGGATAACGTCAACCATCCTGTCGAAACATTACGATTGGTCTGTTCAAACCAATCGTAATTGAACGGGTTGCGCGTTGGCGCAAGTTGAACAAATCCTAATCCTGTCTCTTGAACTGGCATAATTTTTAGGCAGTAGCAATTAGACGAACACCGGCAAACGGATCACGCACAGTCGATACCATTCGTTTTTCAGCAAACATTGTTATGAAACCGGGCGCAGTTTGTTCCATTGCTTGAACCGTCATTTCTTCAACATCAGCAATTGTCAAGAACTTTGACCAATCAGCAAGATAAATGGAAATGTTCCCTGCCGTTGTCCATGCATCCAGATACGGATTTGGGATGACCGGCCATCCAAATACATTGACCACCGCGCCGCCATTGTTTGTGCCGGTTTCCATAAAGAATGGAACATTGCCAGACGAAACCGCTTTGGTCAAAATATCAATTGCCGATGGATGCATCATCCATGCAGTTGTCGGCGAATTCCAATATTGACCGGGCAGCGCAAGACGCATTTCGGACAATGTGGATTTGCTCAGACCGGCAACTGTTGCGCCAACTGTGGCAATAGTATGCCGACCGTTAGTAATTGCTGTGCCACTTGATCCGAATGCCGACACAGCACCAGCCGCGCCGGGATAACTATTCAGACCGCGCAAACCGTAAATGCCGCCTGTGCTGGTGGTGGTGCTTCCTGCTTGATCATTATTCAAGCCCATAGACGCGCCTTCCAACTGCGCGAATTCCATCATCAAATCTTGAATGAGTTCGTTATTCAAGCCATTAACATCTGACAGAACCGCAGTACGAATTGGCATCTGTGCAGTAATTACTCGCGTTGGCAATTGCCAAATTGATGTGTTGATATTAGGCGAACCACTGTTGGGCGTGAATGTATAGCCCCAGGGATTTGTGCTGTTTGCAGCATTACCTGTCTTTGCAACAAATTGCACATCAGACATATTTGCGGTTTTTATTTGACGCGAACCCATACGGTACGGATTGGCATATCGAAACGCTGCAAATACATCATCAAAAAAAGTTTGGCCACCAACACCAGAACCGCTGCCAGTAAGAGCAGAAGCCTCGCGCAAATCAATGGTGATTCTATCGCCAGTTTCTAGCGTCTGTTTAATACCGGAGAGAATTTTTTCGTTGGCTTTCATTTTTTCCATTCCCAAATTTAGCAAAAAACCCCGGCAGCACACGCCACCGGGGAAGCCGCATCATTAGGTTGATGTACCTGTCGAACGATAACGAACACCAGCAAAAGGATTGACAACCGAAGTGGCCAAACGCTTTTCGCCGAAGAACGTGATAAAGCCGGGCAGAGTCTGATCATAACGGCGCATTACCATCGACAGACGATCCACAGTGGTATGGAAGCGAGTCCAATCCGCAAAGTACATTGGATACAGACTATTAGTACCAGCCGAACCAGTGGTCAACTGTGATGGTGTGTCGCAATACTTATTGACGATAACATCAAAGCCCAACAGTGTGCCGACAATGCCATCTTCACGCGCAAGACCGTCAATGTAGATTGGGCGTTTCTGATCATCAACCAGACCGCGAATTTGCTGAAGCAGAACCGGGTTGATCATGAACTTAGCGTCTGGAGTCCAGTATTCCTGTGGCAGCGAATAGATGAAATTCACAACGTCTTTGTAAGTGATATTACCCGCACCGACCGTATTGGCGTTGGTGGTAAGTTGGTCATAGGTAGCAAGCGAATGCAGACCAGTAGTGCTGCCAGTACCGCTATTGCCAAAAGCG